ACTAGGTCATGTTTATAAGAATAATATTTAATAATTCTATCACTTAGAGCAGTAGGATATGGTGCAGGATGCTTTGACCTTGTATCAGGTGGAAATTTCCATACGTTTGTCCTTTCATATCCGTCTTCTACTAATGATTCATTTACTATATCATCAGAATATGATTTTATAACTTTGTCTATCAAACCATCAATAGGTTTTTGAAATATGAATATAGTCTCAGTTACAATATTAGGTTTATATGCTACAGGTTTTCTCATTTGAAAGAAGTTACCATTTCTATTAATAGATGCACCTTCTTGTTTCTCCCATACAATGTCATCAATATATTTCCAACCCTGCCCTTTCATAATAGTAAAGAAATCAAATGTAATTGGTAGTCTTCTACTCTCATGATTCCTAGATTCTCTAGGTTGTATTACAGGAGATAGATTTACACAACACATTCTTCCTTTATCAGTAACACGATACACTTCTTTGAATGTAACGTATAAGAAAGAAAGGTATTCCTCATAGGTAGGCCATGTAGAATACGATTTTGCATTATAATATGGAGGAGAGGTGCATGTTAGATGCACACTCTCGTCACCGAGAGTTTTCATTTGGTCTCGGCAGTCACCTAATAAAATTGTATTCATTAATTACGCATGTTTGTTTCGATTCTACTCTTAATACTATTCATATTAGAAGAATCGTCTTTAGTATCTGAATGGAAGACTTGCTCGTAACCATTCTTTTCGATAAGTTTATCTCTTATATCCATCTGCCTTTTTTCTTTAGCAATTCTGCGTAGAAATGCAAAGTAAACTATTTGTGTAAAATAAGCAAAGGGGTTTTTGGATTTTGTTGGGTCAAAGTTATCGATATATTGCACACAGTTTTCTACACCGTCAGATACCATGTCTTCTTTAAACATATAGTTTATAAAGTTTGGTCGGTAAGATAGATGTGTTGCTATTTTTAAAAAGCACTCACCAAGATAGTGAGGTATACGAGGTTTAGGTTTGTCAAGTAGACGAGCTTCCTCTATAGACTGACGATATTCAATTATCTTTGCCAGAAATAATTTGTTATCTACATAATGCTGTTTTCTTTTTGCGGGCATTTTACGCATACATTGTGTATCGCTCCCTTATTATAGGTGACGACTGATTTTGTGTCAAGCTTGACAGGTTACATTATATGTTGTACACTAACCGTGTAGCGGTTCAGAAACAGATATTATATATTCTTTTGATTTCTCCATTGGTCTTCAAGTCTCTTTCTCATTTCTGAGACCTTTCCAACAAGACCCATATTTTTATTTACATCTACTTGCCAATTTGCGTCGTCGTCAATCCCTTGCTCCTTTCTTAACCATAGTTTATACATTGATGTAGCAGCAAAACTCATGGGCGCGATTGATATGATATCTCCTTCTTGGAGAATAAAAAACTCTTCGTCACTCCACATCATCCACTTAACTAAACCAATAGCAAGACCTACCTCATCACCCCTCTTCATTGGTGCTTCCTTAGGAGTAGCAGGGTCTTGGACAAATATTAATGTCTGACCATCTTGTTTCATTGCCATCATCACACCCATAACTTCTTCACCAGAAGAAAGTTTGGCAACTCCATGAAATTCGTGGTCGTGTCGGATGTAGTTAATCATTTTTTGAAAGATACCTTAGTGACTTCATAATCAAATTTCTCTTCGTCATATATTTTCATTCTTTCAATAAGATGACGGAAAGTATAATTGTAAGATTGACCTTTAGAGCAATCATCAGCTATGTCATACAACATCGCTTGTGCTTTGTTGTCCCCCTTTCTCAAAACTCGTCCTATGGACTGTAAGTTTCTTACTCTAGATTTACTGGGTGATGCGAAAATAACATTGTGTAGGTTACGGATATTTATACCTGTAGAAAACGTGCCATAAGATGCAAGTATGATAGCGTTGGTTTCCTTCTCGCAAATCTTTCTTGCTTCTTCACGTGCTACAGCATCAACACCGCCATGTATAAAGAAGACTTTAGTGCCTTCCTTTACCTTACTATTTAGCATATCCCATAGCGGTTCTCCATGCTTTTCGACGTAGTTAAACAGGATTAAAGTATTGCCTGATACATCTATTGCTAGGTTACATATAAAATTATTACGTTTAGGGTGGGTAATCAGGTAATCTATCTCCTGATGGTATGAATCAAAGGGCACATAACCATGATTGAGCAGACATATTTTCACCTTGAGTGGTGTAAGTTGTCCCTTTTTCATGAGGTCTGCTGTGCTTGTGACCTTATCACATCTACCAAAGAGACCTTCTAGTATTAACTGATGACATTCCATACCATCCAGTGTCCCTGTTAGACCGACGCGGTATTTAATGTCATGACACTTAGCAAGTATACCTGTCAATGACTTTGCTTTGTATAGGTGTGCTTCATCACCTATGACTACATCAAATCTCTCAAAGAAACTTTTCTTTTCTTTGTATATACTCTGCCATGTAGATATAACAACTGGTTTTTCTGTATGCTTCTCTCTTCCTGCCATAATCTCATGGACATTTGCATTAGCATTCCATCCATAATCTTTGAAGTCTTGTTTTAATTGTGATACCAATGATGTGGTAGGCACAATAATAAGTATATTTCTCTGCGCTGCCCTATGCCATCTGACTAATCCGTAGATGATGAGTGATTTTCCTGAGCCCGTTGGGGATAGTAAAAGTTTGCGACGCTGTTTAATAGCTTGGAATATTGCTTTGAGTTGGTAATCTCTTGCCTTGAAAGGTAACCGTAGATGTTTAACGAAAGTCGCAATCCCCTCAGGTGTGACATAATCTTCTTCCTCGTTGGGTAGTCCATAAAACTTTGAGTCTTTAAGGGTAAACTCATAACCCTTCTCTTCCAGATAGTCTGCAAGATAATCATAGAGACCAACATATATCTCACCTGTACCTGGTGAATATAATCTAATCTTTCCGTCCCAAAATCGCCTCTTATACTGAGGCATATATTTTGCGCCTGGTACTTCAAACTGAAAGAATTCACTTAACTCTTTGTGTAAGTGTTGCTCTCCTTCAACTCTTAGATAAACCTCATTCTTTTTTGAGATGGTTATCATCTAACACCATAATACTTGATAATGTCCATAGTATTCTTAATAGCAAACCCTCTCGAGTCTATCTGTTTAAGTATCCTATCAATACAATTTATACAAGTTTCTAGGTAGTCTATTTTCTGGTTTGCCTTACATATATCTGGGTCACTATTGATGTATACATCTAGGTCACCCTTCAATACTTTGAGGTCAAAGGGATTTTCTCTGTATACCTCTGACGGTGCTTTGCCTGAGTAGTATTCAAACTTCAGTCTATACAATACATTCTTCTTAGTCTGTGCATCTGACAGCATCAGTTTGAATGAGTTGTAGAATTGTACATACTTAGCATGAAGACGAGGTGTCTCCATACTGTCATTTGCTAGTAACTCAGGTAATTCTCTGTGGTCAAAGAATGCTTCTGAATCCTTTGCCCACATCTCTTGAATTTTTTCAAGATTCATTTTGTTTTCTTTATATCATCATGCAACCTTTTAGTTGCATATTCTTTCATATACTCTTCTCTACCATCTTTAGTAAAGACCTTCTTTTCGTAATCGAAATCAGGATGAGGTGCAGCACTTACAACAGGGTCTTTAGTTTTATTCTTGATGACAATAAATCTGTCAGCAGCAAACGTCCCTGCTAGTTGCACTTCGATTTCATCAGTATCTTTCCAGTTGATGCTACCATCTTTCTTCTTGTGTAGCATTGCTTCTTGGATTTTGTCAATGACTTCTTGGGTCAGTTTCATTTAGTTGAGGGTTTTATCTCTACTGCTTTGCTCTCCTTTCCTTATTTCATATGATAGAAATTGGAAAGATGCACTTGCGGTAGCGTATTCTGTACCATCTATTGTAGCATTAAATTCCAATGCTGACAAGGATACTGGTTGAATACCTTTGAATACTACGAAGAAATTTGATTGAAAATTACTGTTTAATACTGCTAGTGTAGCATCAGCAAGTATATTATCGTCATCATTATTCAATACTTTATTCTTCTGCACAAATTCTTCTCTGTCTACTACACTATCAGGTGTGCCTAGACCACGAATCCAGTTATGGAGGATTAGATAATTCTGTAAGTCCTCATCAATAAGGAATGTAAGATTCAGTGGGTCATATGATATGAAACCATCTAAAGGTAGTGGTCTATATGGTGTTGGTTGCTGTTGTGCGTTAGCATTTATGGCAGGAATATTTGCAGACTGCGCAAAATATACCACCTTAGGGTATTTCGCTAACAGTAACTTAAACCCTATAGGGGATAAGAAGTTTCTATTCTCTATCTGTTGATTCCAAGTCGCCATCGTAGTCTTCCTTAGGATATACTAGACCTAGATTCTCATCGAAGTAATCTTCTTCGTCCATTATGTGTTGTATTCGTCTATTATATCTAGCATACTATTTAGTTGATAATGAGCCCCTGCCATCCAATCCTCTGATGCACCGTGATGTCTACCATTATACAGATCATTCTTTAGTTTAATGAGACGAGCCTTCATCTCTATCTTAGTAACTCGTCCTCTCCCCACGTATTTTAGCTCCATATGTAAATAGATATTCTAACTACTTATAAAAAAAACCGCACCCCTAGAGTGCGGTCTCGTTACAGTGTCAGTGTATTCTCACATGAGAATGCCACTGCAGATACGTTTACATGAGGACTGTGTATCTGTACATTCTATTAAACATTCGTAATATTCGTCTATTTTGTCCTCGTGGTCAGTAGACGTCATC